GCAGATTGCGTAGATGCCCACATTTAACTACAGACTTACAACGTCAATATTTTGACGAATTACAAATACAATTTCAGCCAGGCGTAGGTTTAGAAGGTATTACCGATCCACCTTTAAATGCTGAAACGATTGGTGCAAACCCTCAAGCTATGTTACGTTGGTCATCAGATGGTGGCTCAACATGGAGTAACGAGCATTGGTCAGGCATTGGTAAAGTCGGAAGATACAAAAATCGTATTATTTGGCGCAGATTAGGCTGGGCAAGGGATAGAATTTATGAAGTAGTGGTTACAGACCCTATAAACGCTGTAATCGTATCCGCTAACCTTAAAGCAAGCGTAGGGGAAAACTAATGGCTAATGTTTTATGGGGTAACAGTCAATCAAATAGTTACCCGAATACACCTGTTTTAGACGAACAAACAAAAATGCCTACAAGGGCATGGCAACAATATTTTTTAAATATATTGAACTTTACAAGCGCAACAAACGCAACAAAAGGAACAGGAACGCTCCCTAGCAATCCTGTAGGCTTTATTAACATTACAGTAGCTGGTAAACCTTATAAAGTGCCTTATTACAATGTCTAATATAACCCTTTCATTGCGTGAAAAAACGGAAAAATTGCAAGAAGTTCTTTTGCAAATGCCTCAAGCAGACGTTAAATTTTTGCATAATTTTGAACCTGGAAAATATATTAGAACAATGATTGCTCCACCTTGGTCAGTTATTGTTGGTGCGGAACATAAAACACCCTACAAAGTCAAATTAGAAAAAGGTAAAATAGCAGTCAATATTGACGATGAAATACATACTTTAATTGCCCCTTTGGAGTTTGATGCGCCAGCAGGCATTAAAAGAGTTGGTAGAGTGTTTGAAGAAGAAATAGTATGGATTGATATTTATGATAATCCAGACAATTGTGAAGATATTGAAACTATAGAAAATAGATTGTATGACATTCCCAAATGTGGATTAATGTCTAATAGAATGGCTTTGGAAAACAAAACTGAACAAAAAAACGCTGAAAATCTTGAAAATGGCATTAAAATGCAGTTAATAGGCAATTTTGGCTTCAGCATGACAGGAGATTTATAATGGCAGGAGCAATTACAGCAGCAGCAATTGGCGGAGCAGCCGTATTAGGTGGCGCATATTTGTCATCTCAAGGAGCGCAAAATGCTGCCAATACGCAAGCTAATGCTGCTATGGCGCAACAAGCCAATCTTCTTGCTGCAGGGCAACAAGCATCACAACAATTTACCCCTTATTCAGCAGCAGGAACTACTGCGTTATCTAATCTTGCTTCTAATAACGCTTATTTTAATAATCAATTTAGCAATCAAGATTTAAATTCTCAATTAGCCCCTAATTATGCTTTTCAACTACAACAAGGGCAATTAGGAAACGAACAAGCAAATAATGCTACAGGTGGCATAGCAGGCGGTAATGCTCAAAAGGCTTTACAAGACTATACGCAAAATTATGCTGGTACAGCGTATCAAAATGCGTTTAATAATTATCAAGTTCAAAGAAGCAATATTAATACTATGAATTTAAACCAAGCACAATTAGGTCTTTCTGGTGCTACAGGTTCTGCAAACGCTCAATTAGGTACAGCTACTAACGTAGCTAACTTAGGCATAGGCTCTGCAAATGCTCAAGCTGCTAGTCAAATTGCACAAGGCAATATTTATGGTGGCGTAGCGAATACAGCAGCAAATGTAGCTGGATATAGTGCATTAAATAGTATGAATCAACCTATGAATACACAAGGAACTGGTATTTGGGGTTCAAATCAAAATGGCGGTGGATCATTTACGCCTACTAGTGGCAATTCATTTGATATGCCAGTTCAAGGATAAATTATGGCAATCGGCACAAGCGGAGTTTCAGTACCATCAATGGGTCAATCTATTGATACAGGCATTTATGGCAATAAAGAAGCCCCTCAAGGTATAAGTTTAAGCGATATAGTTAATATGAGTCGTGGAACTACTGCATTGCAAAAAGAAAAGGCTTTATTGCAACCAAATATTGAGTCTGGTGAAGCTGCATCAAGACAAGCAATTGCTCAAGCAGATACAGCAGAACTTGAAAATAAACAAAAACATTTATCGGCAGCATCACAACAAGTTCAAAGACTTTTAGGCAAAAAAGATTTAAATCGTGAAGATATTATTCAAAACATTACTGAACACGCTAAAAACTTTAATACTCCACCTAGTGTAGTAGCGCAAGCAATTGCTAAAATTCCTGAAAAAGGAACTCCATTAGATTATCACGCTTATTTAGCATCAGGTTTGGCTGCAAATTTGTCAACTCAATCTCAATTAGAAAAACTGTATCCTCAAGGTATATTGCCAGGTCAATTGCCTTCTTCTTATAAACCAGAAACACAAGAACAACCAAGAACTACAGCACAAGAGCCATTTAGCCAACCTGAAAAACTTAGTTACCCTGTTCCGCAAGCTGGTCAACCTAGAGCGCAATTGCCTAGCGAAGAACCTGATCGTCAATATGGCGAAAAAGTAAGGACAGAACTTACAAATACTCAACGCACTTTTGGTACAAGTAAGCAAAACTACGATAAATTAATAGGTCAAGCTGAAATGCTTGCTGAAAATACTTTCTTTGGTGGGCCTGCTGGTACTGCTGAACGTACATTAAAAGCTAAATTTGGTACTCCTGAGTATCAACAACTTTCTAAAGATTTAGCTAAAGCTCAAATTGCCGATATTCAATCAAGTGGCGGTACTGTTGAAGGTGTTGCAGGGCAACAATTACTTGCCCATGCAAACGGCTCTGTAGTTTATGATCCTAAAGTATTAATTGACGTTGCAAGACGTAACGCTGCAAATCTTGAAAATAAAAATATGCAAGCAAATGGCGTAAGAGAGTTTACCCAAAAATTTGGTGATGCTAACGTCAAGCATTTTATGTCTATGTGGAATAAAAACTCTAACGATAATTCTGTATTTGAAATGAAATACATTTTTGATCGTGCTAAAACACCACAAGAAGGTGCTGCTCAAGTTGCTAAATACATTAAAGAGTCTGGTCTAACACCAGAAAAGCGTAAAGAATTAGCTACTAAATATCTGAATTTACAGAAGTTAGAAACTACAGGAACTTTATAATGGCTGATGCCTTATACAATGCAATTCTTGGGGAAGAAACGCCAAAAGCTGTATCTTCTAGCTCTGTTGGTGGCGGTGTTATTACCGATCAAATTCTTGATAGTTTAAAAAGAGTTGAAAGTGGTAAAGATAAATATGCTTTAAATAAAGAATCTAAAGCTATGGGTTCTTATCAATTTATACCTGAAACTGTACAAATGCTTCATAAACAAGGAATTGAATTTAATCCTTTTAATGAAAAAGAATCAAGGCAAGCAGCAAAAACATATCTTGAACAATTAGTTAAACAAAAAGGTAGCGTTGAAGGTGCATTGGCAGCGTATGGTGGACATATTACAAAAGACCCAACTGCTTATGTAAACAATGTAATGGGTGGAACAAAAAAAGAACCACCAGCATCTAATGATGCTTTATACAATGCTATTTTAGGTGGCGAGTCAACTGCTCAACCAACTGCTCAAACTACTGCAAAAACAGAAGAAGTCAAAAAACCTTTGTCTTATATGGAAAAGTTTGCTCAAACAATGGGCAAAGCAAAAGAAACAAACAAACCATTAGCAGAAGGAATTTCCTCTTTAGCTGATACTGTTTATGGAGTTGTACCGGCTGCTGCTGGTGGCGTTACTTATGCTGCTGGTAGAGCATTAGGACAAACTTCTGAAGAAGCACAAAAAACATCAGGCAAAGTATCTGGATTTTTAGAAAATCCATTAGGAAAAGCTCTTGGAACAACAGAGTCTGCTGCTTATAAAGGTGAAGCGGCAAAACAAGCAATGGAAGCTATTGGTCAATATATTGGCGAAAAAGCCGATACTATTTCTCAAAAAACAGGAATTCCTAAAGCTGACGTAGAAAATATGATTCAAACGCTTTCTTTTGCAGCACCAGAAGTTGCTGGAAGAATTAAAGCTAAAACAATACCAGCAGTTAGCAAGTTTTTAGAAGAACGCAAAATGACTCCTGAAGAAATGAAAGGTCAATTTGAAGCTAAAGGTGGTCAAACACAGGCTGAAGTTGTTTCTGAAATTCCAAAAGGAACAGCAAAATCTTATGAAGCGGCTCGTGATTTTACACCTGTTGAATACGCTGAAAATGTATTGCCTAAAGACGAGCAAATTGCAAGAGCAGAAGTTTTACATAGAATTGATCCAAATCTTAAAGTCGATCCTAGCGTTATTGAAGGTCGTGGAAAATTAAGAGCAACTGATTATCAATTATCAAAAACTGATACATCAGAAGGCAATTTAATTGCTGAAAAATTAAAAGAAGAAAAAAGAGCCTTAAACAATTATGGAGAACGTTTAATTTCTGAAAGTGGTGGCACTTCAGGCTTAGATGAAACATCAAATTATAAACGTGGAAACAATCAAATTGAGTATTTTCAAAAACTTGAAACTCATTTTGACGATGCTATTAAAAAGATTTATACAGAAAGAGATAAATTAGCAAAAGATATACCTGTTAAAGGTGAAAACATTAAATCAGCATTAACTGATGATGTTACATTATCTCTTGGTGACAATCAAAAACTAGCTAATGCTGCAAATGCAAAATTAAAACAATTAGGCATGATGGATAAAGATGGCAATATGTTGCCGTCTAATGGTTATACAGCAGAACAATTCCGCAAATGGCTTAATGAACCAAATGTATGGGATAGACAAAATGCTGTATTGCATAGAGCATTAAAAGGTGCTGTAGATGAGGATGTTATTTCAACATTAGATCCAAAAAGCTCTATTTATAAAGAAGCAAGAGATTTGCATGGTTTGAAAAAAGATACATTAGAAAACCCTAATGGTATTTCTCGTATTTTAGATGCTGAAGGCCCAAATCAAATTAATAGAAAAGTTGATATTGAAAAAATACCTAATTCTATTGCTGGATTAGGAGTAGATCAATCAACTCATATTCTTAATACTATTAATAATGCACCTAAAGAATTAAAACCTTTAGCAGAAAAAGCTCGATCTGAAATTAAATCTCAATTTTTAAATAGAACGCATGAGGCTTTTCAAAAAAGTCCTAATGCTGGAACAAAATATTTAAGAGATAACAAAGAAGTAATGACACGTTGGTTTACACCAGAAGAAATGTCTAAAATTAATGATTACAATTCAGCAGCTCATATTTTAAAAACAGAAACTGGCTATCCTGGCGCAAAAGTTCAAGAAATTAACATTGAAAAACGTTTGCCAACAAAAATAAAAGAACAATTTATTAAAAAAGGTGGAGCTGCTATTTCTGAAGTTTTAACTGGTGGTCACACTTTTGGAATGGCTGGAACAACAACACATGAAGCCATTGGCGGTCATTATGCAAGAAAAGAAGCAAAAGCATTAGAAAAACTACATAAACAAAACCTAGAAAAAAAGAAATCTGGGTATGTTAATCTTAATGATATTTTAGGAAAACAATAATGGCATCAGTTCTACTATCCCCAGTTGGCGTAGGTCAACAATACTTTGACAATAATGGCGTACCTTTAGCTGGTGGTCTTATTTACACTTATCAAGCTGGTACAAGCACTCCATTAGCGACTTATACAGACAATGGTGGAACAGTTGCTAACGCTAATCCTATAGTTTTGGACTCTGCTGGTCGTGTTCCATACGAGATATGGATGTTCACAGGATATAGCTATAAATTCGTTATACAGTCTGCTACAGCGACTTCTATACAGACTTTAGATAATCTATACCCTATTCTTCAAAACGCTCCTACAAGCGCACCAGCGATTCCTAGTGGCGGTATTATTCTATGGTCAGGCTCTACAGGCTCAGTTCCTAGTGGATGGTATTTGTGCGATGGCACAAACGGAACACCTGACTTACGAAATTCATTTATTGT